TAGTTTTTCGTGTTGGTGCTTGTGCTCAAGGATGTGTCGGTCTTGACGATCTTGTATTCCTGCCGCGCCTTATTTGCCTGGGCGATGATCTCCTGCAAAGCAAAGCGGTCACTTGCCACGAAGTAGCGGTCGTTGGCCGCCACTGCAATGGTGAGTAATGGGCTTACCGTGATGGTCTTGCTGTCCTGGTCGAAGTCGGATACCTCGGAGTATTCTCCCTCGGGCGCAGCGGCAGCGCCGCCAGCGTCGTAGAGGATGCCCGCCGTGCCGCCGTTGTAGTAATCGTCCTCCTTGCTGGCAAATTCCTTGTTGCCGGTCGCGCCGGTGTCCACGATGGTCGAAGTCGAGCCGCCCGTGGCTTTTCCCTCGATGGCTTCCCCAAGTTCCAAGAGGACGTTGTGAACAACGTTGAAAAGCGTCGCCACAAGTTAGCCCAGCACTTCCGCAAGGCTCAGCCCAACCTGTTCGGCGGCCAGCGGGTCTTCCCGCAGCTGCGCCAGGTCGGAGGCTTTCAACTCCCTCACGTCGTAGCCGAAATCGGCGACCAGGGTGCGTAGAAGCTGCTGTTGGGCGTCGTAGCCCTCCCACTCCTGAAGCGCCGCGTGGAACTTGTCCTTGCGCGCCATGTACTGTTCATTTGATTCCTCCTTGGTCATAGGAGCAAGGGTAGGGCGCGCGCCTTTGCGTAGATGCGCACGCCGGAGGTCACAGTTGTGACGGGGTTTGGCGTGAGCACCAGGTAGCCCTCCTGCATCGTCCCGCCAAGCTGTGCTTTCAAAGCATCCTGCGCATCGTTCAGTTCCTTTTCCTTCTGGATGAGCAGTTGCTGCAGGCGCTCGTTTTCCTCTGCCAGTTGTGCTTTTGTGAGATCGGTGAGTTTAGTCATTTCACGCTCCTAGGACGGTTCGTTTTTGGTTTTCCTTCTCGTTTTTTCTTTTCTCTGTCTGGTTCAGGCGGTATTGGTCATCTCTCTTCCTCTGGCCGCTGCGTTCGTATTTCTCCATGCTCTTTTGCCAGCCGGGTTCTATGATGGTTTCATACATCACGTCCCAGGGATTGCGCGTTACCTTCGGTACGTTGGGAGCCACCCGGTAAATGCGTTGCATCAAGCGCCCACACAGCGCGCACTTCAAATGCTGAGGAGGGCCGGTCTTGATAGACCGGACGGTGTCGAGAGAGTTCCCACAGTCACAGGCGAAGCTATACTGCGGCATCTTTCTCCATTCTTCTGACAGTTACTTCATCCAATTTGCCATTCACAGGCTCTATTAGTTCGTGCTCCAAGTCCACAGGAACGACCGTCATTTCAAGTTCCAACCTCGCCTCCTGAAGGTCGCACAAGGCGATGACTTGCTCACAAGCCTGCATCGCGCCGTCGTAGGAATACATCAGGTTGAGAGCTTCCACGGCCTTTTGATAACTTTTCTTGTCCAGTTTACCTTCGTATGTCCCAAACAGAACATTGGCCTCGCCCAGCCAGGTGGCCTTTTGCATGGCGTAGGCTCGATAGTATGTCTCCGCCGTTTGCCGAGTGGTCAGTTTCCCCAGGCTCATGAGTTTCTCGCAGGCTTGCCGCGCCCCGCCGTATAAGTTCTGCCAGGCCAGGGCATTCACTTGGGCAATCCCGTCTTTTGCCACTGCATTCACTCGGGCCTTCGCCTCGTACTTGCTAAAGGCTTCCAGTAGAGGCTGCATCTGGCTGTGAGGGAGCATTTGCCCGGCTTCGTAGCCATACAGTTTCGCCCGCAGCAGCGCGGAGCGCTTGTGCAAAACAACATCTATTCCGCGTCCCTCGGCAACGCCGAGCATGTGGCTCATGCCCTCGCGCTGATACCGATATTCCGAGCCAGAAGCCATCTCGATTCCATAAATTTCAATTTGACCAAATCCCTCGTGTATTGCAAGCGCCACCATCTGTTCTGCTGTGCTGGTGAGGAATTTATTTCTTTCCGCACCGCGCCAGCAATGCCTGAAGATGTCTTTTAGGATTTCCTCGATGGGATAGTGCACGCCGGAGGGAATTTCCTTTCGCTCCTCCAGCACGTAAATGGGGAAAGGATGTTCCTCGCCCAGCCAATCTCTGTACTTCTCGTTGTCTCTCACGTTCTGAGAAAGAAGGTGCTCCTCGTAGCTGTGCATTTCAAAGAGTCTGTCCACCCCCGGTAGATTTAGTGGATTGTGAGGCATCGCGCCCTGGTTCATCGTCCAGAACTCGTCCGCCTTGGAATATTTCGCATCGGGGAAAGTGCTGTTGGCAAAGCCCACAAGAGCAACGGCGCGGCCTCGGTTTATCATCCGTCTGATGATTAGCGGCAATCTCATAATGATTCCAGAAGGGCGGGGTGATTTCGCGCCCCGCCCTCAGTGGTTATTAGCCCCAGTTGGGTTTGCGGGACCAGTCGTAGGCAGCGTCAACGATTTCAACAGTGACGCGACCGAAGTTCGGTGCGGACGACGTCTCTCCAGCAGTAACGTCGAGGAGGACCTCCACGTACTTCTTAGGCGGCAAGAACACAAAGGGGACGAAATGCGCCCCCGCCGCAGTAATCTGCTCGTGAGCAGAGACGCGTTCGCTGGAGTCTGGGTTGCTCGAACTGCTGGCTCTTACCGTGATGTCCAGCTTATCCACGCCAGTTCCACCATGCGCGGTCACGGAAGGCACGACCACCTTCAGGGCAAGCCCGCGCAGGGGCGTCCCGCCAGGGATCAGCTTTGCGCTTATCGTTGCGTCAGCCGTCAGAACAGCCACCGAACTGGAGCGCAAAACAAGAGCATTATCGGAAATCATGTTATTTCTCCTTTACGTCCAGCTGGCGGGGGTTTCGATGTTCTTCAGCCGAGTGGGGCCATAGCTTCCGAACGTCGCCAACCCAACGAACCAGTCCACGAGGATCTGCCGAAGCACCAGGCCGTCCTTGTATCCCTCCTCGATGTCCGGCTCCGCAAGCTGGATTCCGAACACGCCGTCCTCCAGATTGACGGGGACGAAGTAGACGCTGGTGGCGTCGTTGCCCCCGTCGCCGGGGTCTTCGGTCAGTGTGATGATCTCGGTGGTCTGGTCTTTCTTGAGGCCGATGTCCACGATCCTCGCGCCTTTGTAGGTGAGCACCTCGCGCTCGAAGAAATCCGTTGCGGTATCGAACAGAGGGCCACCACTGGCTCCCAGGTAGCGGAGCACGCGGCCATAGCCCCACATCATCTTCTCGTTGCAGATGATCATCTGGAAGTCGTTGTCGTTGGCGGCGTAGGCCGCTTCCTCCCACTTATCCAGGAACTTGCGGGCGTTGGCTGCCGAGGCGGTCGGGTCGAGGATGTCGGTTGATCCAGAGGCGCTCACGGTCTGGCGGCTGGGCATGTTCGAGATGCGTTTCTTCAACCCCTCGAACCCGTCCTCATCCACGGCCAGGTCGCCGTTGATGAAGTAGTCGTTGAACGTGAGCATGATGCTCTTGGTCTTTTGCAAGACCTGGTCAACGCGGGGATCGACGATGGGATTGCGCACTTTCTCGTACACGCGGTCGATTTCGATCAGGCCGCCCAGGGCATACAGGCTTTCCCACACCTCGTCGTACGAACCTTCACTCGCTGTGTATGTGGCTCCCAGCTTGCGGAAGGCCGCCGATGGCAGCGTGTTCCAGCGCACCTGTACCGTGGAGAGGGTGTCGGTGTTCTCATACTGCATGAGTTCCATAATTGCGGACTCGCGCAGCATGTTGGTGATCACCATCTTGCGCTTTGGATCAGTTTGGATTTTTGCGTAGTCTGCCAAACTGAATGGCATGTTGTCTTCTCCTTGCCGCTACGCTATTTTTTCTCCTGAGAGAAGGCCATCTTGCCCAGCGTATGCGGATCAGTGATGTTCTCGATTTGGTTGGTCTCGCCTCCACCGCCTCCCGGATTCTGGCCGATGCTGGCCGCGTCGGGGCTGGGCTTGGTCAAGACCTCTGCCAGCTTCTGCCCCGCAAAAGGAATGACCTCGCTTGCGTCTTTGAAGACGCCTTTTTTGATCTCGGCGGCCACCTTCGCACGGGTTTCTTCCGGCAGTTTGGAGAGGACAGAACTCGCCACTTTCAGGGCATCCTCGCCGGTCAACATGCCACTGTCAATCCAGTCGGATTCAGCAACGTCAGGCTGTTCGTGTCCGCCTTTTAGCCTCGCAATCTCGGCGTCGCGCATGATCTCGCGCTTCGCCTGCTCAGGCTTCAAACCTTCGGCGATCAGCTTGTCGTACTGCTCGATGACCGATACCTCATTGAGGCGCTGGTCAAGACGTTCGACGTCTTTCTTGATCCTGCTGGTTTCTTTATTGCTGTGTTTCTGCACCAGCTTCTCAACTTGCGCCTCGAGGATTTCGGTCAAACGATCCTCTGTAAGCGGCTGCGAAGTCGAGCTGGTCCCGCCCTGCTCCTGAGACTGAGGGGTTGGCGTTCCCTCCGAACCAGGCCTGGCGGCGCTCTCCGTTTGCTCGCTCATCCTTTATCTCCTATTCAATTGTGGATTTAGCATAGCACAAAGTAAGTTTCATTGCAATACCAGCACCATGCTCAATTCTTCTAGCAAGCTGTCGATGTCAATCCCGAGGGCCTCCGCAATCTCCTGCAAAGCCTCCAAAACCTGGGGCGCAAGCCTGCCTCCCTGGACGTAATCCGTGACCTGATTGACCAGTTCATAGCCTCCGACAAAGTAGAGGCGAGACAGGATTTCCTCGGTGGAGAGGGAGGGCGCAAGCGATTCCGCGGAAGCGCCGGTGAGTGACTGCCCGCCAAGCTCCTCCAACCAACCGGAGAGGGTTTCGATGTCTATGGCGTTGTAGTTCCTGGTGTCGCGGTCGAGGAACTTGCTCACGAACTCATCCCCGAAAGCCTCCCTCACGCTGCGTTTGTCCACCGAGGAGAGGTTCATATAGATGTCCCATATCGAGCCAACCGTGAGGTCGCGTATCTCCTTATCCGGGTCGTCGTTGAGATAGGGAATCGTCTTCGGGTTGCGGCGCATGAAATCGTCGCGCCACGCCCAATAATCTTTCAGGGCCGGGTTTTCCTGTAGGAATTCGTCCCTCTTCTCGCCTTCGGGGAGGGCGAAGTAATCCTGCTGCAATTGGAACCAGTCGGGGAAATCAAGGCTGCGGCGGTCGTAGAAAGCCTGCGTGAGGTTCGCAATCTCAGGCGGCGCGAGTTCGATGGGGACGGCGTCCTCGCCCAGGCTGCCAATAGGCTGTCCTCCCAGCATCTTCAGCCAGCCCGACAGTTTCTCGACGGGGATGGAGTCGGTGTTGCGCGTATCCTTATCGAGGAACTTGGTCTGGAACTCCTCGCCCAGGGCCTCGCGGGCAATCCTCTTGTCCACCGATGAGAGATTATTATAGGCATCCCACAGCAGGTCAACGGTGAACCTCTGCATCTGCTCCTCGGGTTCTTTCCCGATTGCCAGCCGCGTGAGGTAGTCCGGGTTCTCATCGAAGAAGGTTGTGGCGGCATCCACGTTGCCCGCATCCCAGGCTCGCATGGCGGCCTCGAACTCGTCCTTCTTCGCCCTCAATGCCTTCTCACCTTCAGGGTAAGGAAGCGTGGGCAAGCCCACCATGCGCAGCAGCGTGGAGAAGCCCTGCTGCTTGTTCACGCGGTCGAGCGCATACAGATACCACTCGCCCTCCTCCTCGATCATGGCGCGTATGGCGGTGTCGGAGTCAATGATGCCCTCGGCGGTCATGTTGGACAATTCGCGGCGCACACGGTAACGTTCAAACTCGTCAAAGTATGGCAGTCCGATGCTCTCGCGCATGTTGCCCCATTTGTCCACTCCCTCCGCTCCCACCTTGATTCCCAACAGTCCGGCCACCCCTTTTAGCGTGCGCGTAAACGGCAATGGGCCAATGCGCTCCGGCCTGCCTTTGAGGATGTTCCAGGCGATCTGATAGGGCAGGTGCGCGCTGGTGCTCATGCTCATAAAGTCCATGACGTCGTATTGCTGCGTGCTGTCCTGGTCGAGTACGATGCCTTTGGCGCGGTCGTAGAGCGCGGGGTCATTCCCAGATAGTGCGTTGGCGTATTGCTGCTGGGTGATTGCACCGGACTCGACCATCTGCCCCAGCGTGACCCCGATGCGGTACTGCATGCTCTCGTTCTCCCGCATCAGGTTCACGTAGGGGTCGAAGAATTGCTCAAACGGCAGGCCGAACATGCGCCCCGGGTCCAACCAGATTTCCCCGAATTCCTCGGGTACGAAGGGCAGGCTGATCTTTACCCGCCCCCGCAGGCGGCTGGGGAAATTCTCTTTGTCTCCCACGACCTCGTTGAGAAACTTTTCCATCTTGAAATAGGTGGAAAGCATCGCCGGTCTGTCCACCGAATTGACCAGCCAGGAGGCAATCGAGTGTGTCCACCAGTAGGGGAAGGGAGCGGCATAGCCCATCGCCACGTCGAAGCCGTATTGCCTGCTGTAGTTGAGCATCACGCCATCCGCCATCTTCTCGGACAACCTGGAGGAAACGAGTTGGGCGTTGCGCAGTTCTCCGGTGGCGCGGTTGAGGTAGCGGTCAAGCTGCGCTTGTGTAGCGGCGGGCAATTTTGCAATGCTGGTTGGCTTCTCGTCCAGCATTGCCAGTAGGCGGCGCTCGACCTCGTCCACCATCGGCGCGGTGAACTCGAACCACACCTCGTCTATTCCCGCC